AACGAAAACGATATCAGGCTAGTAATTAACAATGTTGTTCAGGAACCTGGTTCAGGTAAAGCCTATACTGCGTCTGGCACTACGCTTACACTATCTGCAGCGTTAACAAATGGTACAGACGAAATGTATTGTGTGTTTTTGGGTAGAGCAACTGCAACAAATGCACCTGGTGCAGGATCAGTGGGCACTTCACAATTAGCAAGTGACGCTGTTACAGAAGCAAAAATTGCAGATGATGCTGTTGAAAGTGAACACCTTAATGATAATGTTATTTCTGGACAAACTGAATTAGCGGCTGAGCCCGCAGACACAGATGAATTCTTAGTATCAGATGCAGGAACTCTTAAAAGAATAGACTATAGTTATTTAAAAGGTGGTACTAACACTCCAGCTTTTCAAGGTTATTACAGTTCTTCTTATCAAACTGTATCTGATAATACAGATACAAAACTAACAATAGATACCGAAGAATTTGATACAAATAGTGCTTTTGACACATCTACATCAAGGTTCACTATTCCATCTGGTCAAGCCGGTAAATATTTTCTTTACACAAAATTTTATACATATTCTTCAAACGATACTGGTAGACAAGCTAAAATATATATTTACAAAAACGGGTCAGCAACATCTCCAACTGATAACCAATACAGACTTACACAAGATAGTATTGTAGGTGGAGCATTATATACTTCGTATATTTATGATGCTTCTGCAGGCGATTATTTTGAAGCCTATGGAAATTTTAATGTAAATAGTGGAACAGATAACAGACTTTATAAAGCCTCTTTTGGTGGGTATAAATTAATAACTTAGGATAAATTATGGCAAACGGAACATTAAAAGTAGGAACAATAACAACTAGCTCTGGATCTGGTAATATTAGTATTGGTTCTGGTGTAACTATTAATGTTAATAGACCAGCTTTTTCCGCTTACGCTGGATCGGATCAATCTAGTATAACAGATAACACTTGGACTAAGGTTAACATGAATACAGAATTTTACGATACTGATTCTGCGTATGATACCAGCACATACAGGTTTACAATCCCAACTGGAGGTGATGGCAAATATATTTTTGGTGCATCTTTGTATGTAGAAGGATCAGATACAATTGGTTCAAGTAGTATTGCTTTTTATAAAAACGGTTCAAAAATTTTTTACCAAGAACAAACAGTTGATAATAATAATGTTTTACAATTAACAGGAACATTTGACTTATCTGCTACAGATTATATAGAATTATATGTAAAAGGTGATATTGCATCTGATGGAACTTTAACAGTTAATCAAGATGGAACAACAACCAATAACAGAGCATTTTGGTATGGATATAAAATAGGAGCATAATGACAAGTATATTAAAAGCAGACACGATACAAGACGCAGACGGTAATAACATTATCAACGAGAGTAGTAACACGATTACTATCGGTGCATCTGGTGACACTACTAATGTTATAGGAACATTAAATAAAGATGGTGTTGCAGTCACTAATACACCAGCTTTTCAAGCCTATTTAAATGCAAATCAAGGAAGTATAACTTCTGCTACTTATACTAAAGTTGCATTTGATACTGAAGTATTTGATAGTGATGGAAATTTTGATACATCCACATCAAGGTTTACGCCAACAACTGCTGGTAAATATCTTTGTTACACACTTGTTGGTAATAGTTTTTCTGCTGGTACTCCAGATGATTTAAGAACTAGATTTTATTTTAATGGTTCACAATTAGCAAATATGAGAGAAACTATATTTAAAGATTATGGAGGAGCTGGTCTTGGTGTTGCTTTAACACAACAAGTAGAAGCAATAATAACTTTTAACGGCAGTTCTGATTATTTAGAAGTTTACGCTAGAAACGATGCAACACCACAATTTAATTCAGACAGTATTTTTGGAGCATATAGATTAATAGGAGCATAATATGGCATTAACTAGATTAGGACCAAACAATAGTACAAACATATCTGGCATAGATTTAACAAGCCAGGTTACAGGAACATTGCCCGTGGCTAATGGTGGAACAGCTTTAACATCTGGATTTGAAAATGGAATAACAGATTTTGATAGCTGGAGAATGACAGCAAATGTAAGCAATGTCAGTGGTGGTGTTCTTAATGGTACTTGGGAGAGACAAGATACTAATAGTGAAAATATAAAACAAGGAACTGGAATGACAGAGTCTTCAGGAATTTTTACCTTTCCAGGTACAGGTATATGGGAAATACAATTTTGGACAAACCTGACAGTTGATGGTGACTATAATTATAATGGTTTTTATGTATTATATTCAACCAATAGTGGTGGAGCTTTTAGTTATCTTAATGGTGCTTGGGGTTCTGCTGATAACTCTGGGGCTGCAATTACAGTAGGTGCAACTTCATTATTAAATGTATCAAACGCTTCAACTTATAGGGTAAAAGCCGATGCGTCTGGTGCTGGTAACGCGGACTATCAAGGAAATACAAATGTTAATTATACTTATTTTAATTTTAGAAGGTTAGGAGATACTTCATAATGGTTAAAGATTATTTACAAGCAGCGTTAAAGACTTTTAATGGTGGTAATTGGTATGCTTGGAAAACGCATGATGATAACGGTGATAAAATTCCTAACGATCAACGTATGCAGTATCAATACATCAAAATTATTAAAGATGGTGCCATTATGCCAAGTGAAGCTGATGTTAATGCAAAAATACAAGAAATTAAAGATGCTGATGCAACGCGCGAAAATAATAAAACATCTGGTAAACAAAAACTCAAAGATCTAGGATTAACCGACGCTGAGATAAAAGCACTGACAGGAGCATAATAGATGCTCGGCCTGACTTCCATATCTGGTGCTCCAATATCAACATCGTTCTTTAACCCGAACGTTACTGTTAATGTAACTGGTAATGCACTAACTCTTTCAATCGGTAGTTCTTCTGCACTAGCAGGAGCTTTTGTAACACCATCTGGTAATCCTTTAACACTTGGTTTTGGATCACTAACAATCAGTGGTGCAGCTAATGTAACACCTACAGCTACACCATTTACTTTAGGTGTGGGTACAGTCACAGTAACAGCGGCAGCCAACGTTTCAGTCACAGGAAATCAATTGACCATTGGCACAGGAAGTGTTAGTATTACAGCGGCTGCAAACGTAACACCAACTGGTGTGCCGATGACGCTAACAGTAAAAGACGCGGGTATTATTACTTGGAACGACATTGACCCAGGAGTCAGTCAAGTTTGGACACCAATAGACCCGTATTAGGAGAATTATGGCATCAAGTTTTTCAACAAATTCAAAATTAGAACTTATAGCAACTGGTGAAAAGGCTGGTCTTTGGGGCACGATCACTAATACAAACTTACAGATTTTAGAACAATTATCTTCAGGTTATTTATCTTCATCACAACTAGCATCTGGAGATTTAGCTTTAGCACTCGACAACGGTGCAACATCAAATGGTAAGAATTTATACATCAAACTAACTGGCACATTAGGTGCAAACAGAAGTGTAACTATACCTGATGGTTCTGAAAGAATTATAATATTTGAAGATGCAACAACAAGAGGCACATCTGCACTATACACAATCACAGTTAAAACTGTGACAGGAACTGGAGTTGTATTACCTATTGGATCTACTTCTTTGGTCTATTCTGATGGTACCAATGTAAGTCTTGGAATCAGAAACAAAGGTTATGTAACTTTAAACTCTTCAACAATTACTGCATACACAGCAGTGGATGGTGATCAAATATTTGCAAATACGACAGCTAACCCAATTACTGTAACTTTACCTGCATCACCAGCAGTAGGATCAGAGGTTACGTTCATTGATGCAAGAGGAACTTTTAACTCTAACAACTTGATTGTGAACAGAAACAGTCAACCAATAAATACAGGTACATCAAACCTGACACTAGATACTAACGGTCAAGCTTTTACATTAGTATATGTGGATGCAACAAGAGGCTGGGCTTACAAAACTAACACGGCATAAGGAGCACGGACCATGGCCCTTATTGAATATAATTTCTTACCTGGAATTGACAAGCAAGATACAACTGCAGGTGCTGAGAATAGATGGATAGATTCTGACAACGTCAGATTTAGATATGGTCTACCAGAAAAAGTAGGTGGTTGGTCATCATTAGTTACAGATTCTATTACAGGTGTTGCAAGAAAACTTCATGCCTTCGTTGATTTAAATGGAAATAGATATGTTGCATTAGGAACAGACAAATTTTTACTTTTATATTTTGAAGGACAATTACATGACATCACACCCTTAAAAGCTACATTAAGTTCTTCTACAATTGCAACAACTAATAATGATCCTGTTTGCACAATAACAACTTCTACATCACATAACTTAGAACCTGGAGATATTGTTTTATTTGATAGTGTAACATTACCAGGTGGTACAGGATTTAATGCATCAGATTTTGAAGATAAACTATTTCAAGTAACAGCAGTTCCAACTCCAACAACTTTTACAATTACACAAAGTTCTAATGCTGGTGCAACTGTATCAACAGGTGGAAGTATTGCAGTCAAACCTTATGAAAAAGTAGGTCCAGCTGCACAATCTTATGGGTATGGTTTTGGTATATCACAATGGAACGGATCAGTTCCTGGAGCTGCAACGTCTACGTTAAACGGATCATTAAGTGCAAACTCTGCTGGTACAGGTGGTGTTGGTACAAATGTTACGTTAGCTGCAACAACAAACTTTAGTGCTGCAGGTAGAATATTAGTAGAAAGTGAGTTGATTTCTTATGCATCTATTTCATCACCCAACTTACAGAGTATTGTAAGAAATGTAGATGGCACAGATAATGCATCACATAATACAGGAACAGCTGTTACAGATGCTACAAATTTTTCTGATTGGGGTGAAGGTGTATTAGCGTCAGAAGTAACTCTTGAACCAGGTCTTTGGAG